ACAATAAGGGCAGCAAGATCTAAGATGATATGTGAGAATATTCGTCATTATTCAAAATATCTAAACACTTACCTTGGACTTACATCATCTCTTCAAGACCAGATGGGACATCTTGGACAGACTTGTCTTATGATGCCAAATGCCGAGCAGTTTAGAAAGAGTGTTGTTGAGTCTCCAACTACGGATGTTGTTCAGACTAATGATTTTTCGTTTCATATTCCAAGTGGCTTTATGATGTCTGGTAATATGGTTAATCTTCGTCCTGATGCTTTTGGTGGTCTTACGATTGAGTTCCAACTTCAACCCGATTCTAATGTGTTCTATGCTACTGATGGAAATTCTACTGGACTTGGTGATGCTCACTATGAATTAAGTGATATGAAGTTATGTTGTGAAATTAGTGACATTCCGGAAGGTGCTTTAACTGGTGATGAATCACAAGGAGTATATGATTTTAATACTATTACTTCTCTCTACACTTCAATTAACTCTACTAATGCTCAGCTTCAATACAATCTTGCTCTTAGAAATGTGGTTAGTGCTTTTATGACTTTCATGCCAGTAAGAAATATTAATACTCTTACTGCTGATGGTCAAGCAACTACATATCCATCTGGAAAAGATGCATCTGATACTGATCTTGCTTTCTTCAAGAGAATTCAGTTCTTAAAGGGTGGATCTAAGTTCCCTGCTGATTTTGATTACACTAATAATGTCGTTCAAGATTCTAATGTTACTTTACCTGACCCTGAGATTGTTAAGACGTTCATGGAAGCAATTGTACCCGAGATGAGTGCTAATAGATATGCTATTTCTCCTGTGAATGCTAATCGTGAATATAATCTTGCGACGGCTACTGATGCTACTTCATACTCTAATATTGCTGAAGGTGGTGCTCTTACTGGTCTTGGAGTTAAGTATGGTATTGGTGGTGCTGGTGAAGATTTCTCACAAGAGCAGTTTGGTGTCAGTATTGAAAGTGAATTAAACAGAGACAATCCCATTGGAGTTTATATTTTCATTAAAGCAAGAGCACAATTGGTATATTCTCCGAATGGAATCCAAGTTTTACAATAAGTATTTTCTATGTTAAGTTTTTTTATTTTTTTATTATTATCATAAAAATATGTAATGATAATAAAATGAGTGATGCTGCTCCCATACCGAACTTTCTCCAACTACAACAGATTCCCGTTAATTACATCCAGCAAGTTGAATCAGACTTGCTTGAACCCGTCGTGTTCTCTGATGGTTCATCAACTACGGATGGCTTCTGCCGATTCACATTACAGAATAAGGGATTTTTACATTCACACTCAAAGGTGTTTATGTCTTTAGAACCCAATGCTACGAATAGAGATGCATATTTTGCTCCCCATCTTGGTATTGCTCAAGTTATTAAGAAGGCAGTATTAAAGATTGGTAATAAGACTATTAATGAACTTGATTCGTGGGCTGGTCTTCATGCTGTTAAGTCTTCAATGATAAATAATGAAACTAATCTTGAACGTGAATTATACATGACTGGTCGTTTCTTGAATCATAAGTTTGTATATGATCCGGAAAGTAATGTTAATGCTTCTGCTCTTGGTTTAGATACTGGTCTTGAACCCGATGCGACAAGTAAAACTGAAGTACCAGATTGGGCAAAGATGGATGGAACAAGCACAGCTAAAAAGGCAGAATGTCCTTCATTCATGATTGATTTATCTGATCTTTTCCCTTTCTTGAAGGTTCATCAGCTTCATTATATATGATTAATGAACCGATTAATATTGAACTTACATTCCATCCAACAACTAAATATCGTGCTCAGATTTCTTCTACTGATACTGCTGATATAGAAATGAATATTGTTCGTTCTGAACTTAAGTTCTGTGCTGATTACATTTACTATGGAGCCACAGATGAAATGGAAAGATTTGCTGCTGCTAATAGAGATATGTCATTCTCTTTCGTGGATTACAGAGTTGTGGAACATACTACATCTGACACTGAACTTGGTTCTGGAGTGATTAGAAATCTTGGTATGGCAAATCGTATGGTTCCCCGAATTATTACTACTCTTCCTTCTGCTGCTGGAACTTACAATGAAGAGACTATTCTTGGTCAGTATAACTCTATGGCTCCATTAGTCAATGCTTCTGGTGTTCAGTATGGAGTTAAGTACAATGTTCGTTACAATGATAGATTTGAATTTACTTCTGATGTTGATAATGTTGCTCGTCTGTTTAGTATCATAACGGACTCTGAAGGTGTTCCATTTGTGACTCGTTCGGAGTATTCTAATCAATCAATAGCACAGATTACAGACACAGAAACTTTTGAAGGTCGTCAGCAAGAAGGAAATCTTGAAGGGCACTTCTTTTATCTTGGATCAAGATTGACTAATGGTCGTGTTGGACAACGTGGCATTGAACTTCATCTATCTGGAACTTGGGCTGGAAGTGGAAGAACACCAAATCTTCTAAGGTCTTACTGTGAGTATTTACGTGTTGCTCGTCTCCGAGACGGAATGTTTGAAGTATATAATGCTTAAGAGTAAATGATAATAATTACAATTTTAGAAACTCAAAATAAATTCTATTTGACAATGGAAAAAAAAAATAAATTCAATTTGAAATGAAAAACAAAATGAGAAATATTATCATTTCTATTTTTTTTATAAACTATTTAAGATTATTTTTTAATATCTATTATTATAAAATAATGGAACAAAACTTAAAGGAACTTATTAGAAAACAAAAACCCGATGTTAAAGATAGTACTATTAATCAGTATCTTGCGAACTTAAAGAGTTTGATAAAAATGTTTGGAAATGATAATTTTAAATTTTTACAAAAACCAGATGACATAATGGAAAAACTTGAATCAAAACATTATACAACAAAACGAAACTTTTTGAATGCGATAATAATTTATCTTCAAGCTACTGATGAAGATGCAGAATTAATAAAAGAATATCAAGAACAGAGAGATAAGTTTAATGAGCAGTACAAAGATGAAAATCAGAGTAAAAAGATTTCAGAGAAGCAGAAGAATAATTTTGTGAGTTTAAGTGTAATACTTGATATGTTGAAGAAGATGGAGAAAGATTTGAGAGCAAGTAAAGTGAAGTCAAAACCAACATTAAAGATATATGATAAAGATTTATTGAATGCTTATACAATATTTTCATTATTGGTGAAAAAACCAATACGTAATGATATGGCAGATATGACAATAATATCAAAGGTATCATATAATAAGTTAAAAGAAGATGATAAGAATAATTATTTAGTACGTGGTAAGGGTGAGATGTTTCTTGTCTTGAATGATTACAAGACAAATAAGGTATATGGACGTAAGAAGATTGATTTAGATAAGGAGACAAGAATGAAGCTTAATTCATTTATAAAGATTATGGGGAAGAAAGATGGAGATATATTATTTACATCTAATACTGGAAAGGCATTAAGTCGTAATTCAATATCACAGTTATTAATGAAGTGGTCAAAGCATTATTTAAATAAGTCGATAAGCACTCAAATGATGAGAAAAATAGTACCATCAGAAGAGTTTGGAGAAATGAAAAAGAAGCAAGAAGAATTAGCAGATGTGATGTGTCATAGTGTTCAGACACAAAATGCTATTTATATTAAGGAGCAGCAGTGAGAGCAGAAGTATATACATTAATTACGTCTCTTGTTTGTTTATAACCATGACCAAAGTCACCAGTTACATCATTAACAAAATAATCTTTTTTATCCCAGTTGAGCTTCCAGTAAAAATATTTATCTTTTGTTTTCCATACTATAAAAAAGTCTTTTTTAATTTTATTTTTTTTATTGTACTGATAAGCATATCTCATTTTGACAGCATCAAAAATGAGAGTATCAAGGATCATTTTTTTTCCGTTTCTGGTTGTATAAAAAAATTCATTATTTTTGAATTCTATATTTTCTCTTGTTTTTAATTCAACACAAATATTATCATTTGAGAAATAGTCAAAGTGAGCAAAGTCATAGTCATTAAGTACAAGATTAGTTTTGAATATTTTGGATAAGTCATTTAGAGAGTTAGCTTCTGATGATTTACCTTTTTTGTAATCAATATCAAATTGAGTCATTTATAATATAACATTAGAAAAAAAAATTCGGTTTAACGAGTAAAGTTCATGCCAGAATAATTAGTCCATGAGTAATGAATATATTAAATCTTCGGGGATTTTGTATCTTAAATGTAATCTATTCACACCCTTTATATTCATTTTGGAGAATGGAAGATGTTTTCCATCTTTAATTACACCACATCTTTTATCACACAATAAATTAGTCCAATCTTTTTTATTAGTCCATATACGTGTCCTTTTTCTAATTAAATGATTATACATACAATAATCAACATCGTAAAACGGTAAGTTCTTCATAAATGATTGATTTTTCAACAAACCGGTCTGTGGATTTTCAATGAACCACCAATGACAATCAAAGTAATTAATTATCTCAAGAGTTTTAAGAACTAATTTGTTTGCTCCTTCAATATCAGGGACTTTGTCAGGGCGACAATAATTCATACAAGAATACTCAACACAAGGTGGAGAACCCCAAATAATATCAAACTCATCTTTATCATATTGTTTATAATCAAAAACCATTATATCTACTTGATGATCTGCTGGTAGTATCATATCAACTGAAACAACATCCCAACCCAATTCTTTACAACATTTACCAACACTACCAGTCCCACTGAATAATTCAAGAACTTTCATTGTATAATATAACATTAGAAAAAAATTCGGTTTAACGAGTAAAGATTGAGAGATGCATTTATTGTGGATAATCATCATCAGAGTTGGAATGATCACTATCAATTGTATTCTTATAAACTTGTATAAGTTTCATGAGTTTATTAATCTCTTTAACCTTTTCTGTTTCACTCTCAACAACAGCATTAAACATATTGATATAATATTGATTTTGTTTTTGGAGCTCTTGATTTTCTTGTTTGAGTTTTTCATATTGATCTTGAGAAAAATAAAGTTCTTCTTTAAGACCATTATTATGTTCTTTAAGTTGTTCGTTGATTCTCACAAGATTTTCCATTCTCTTATCTTGCTGTTTGATAAATGTGATAATATCTTCAAAGCCATTTATCAGTGTTGGGTTGCTCATATCTCTTTATATATAGAGAATAATAATCCTTTAAGTAATAATAATCTTAAATTATTATATTTTTAAGTAATAAAAGGGCATTAATCTTACTTTGTTATATTTAAATATAATAAATTAATTAATTTATTATATTTAAATATAACAAAGTAAGATTAATGCCCTTTTATTACTTAAAAATATAATAATTTAAGATTATTATTACTTAAAGGATTATTATTCTCTATATATAAAGAGATATGAGCAACCCAACACTGATAAATGGCTTTGAAGATATTATCACATTTATCAAACAGCAAGATAAGAGAATGGAAAATCTTGTGAGAATCAACGAACAACTTAAAGAACATAATAATGGTCTTAAAGAAGAACTTTATTTTTCTCAAGATCAATATGAAAAACTCAAACAAGAAAATCAAGAGCTCCAAAAACAAAATCAATATTATATCAATATGTTTAATGCTGTTGTTGAGAGTGAAACAGAAAAGGTTAAAGAGATTAATAAACTCATGAAACTTATACAAGTTTATAAGAATACAATTGATAGTGATCATTCCAACTCTGATGATGATTATCCACAATAAATGCATCTCTCAATCTTTACTCGTTAAACCGAATTTTTTTCTAATGTTATATTATACAATGAAAGTTCTTGAATTATTCAGTGGGACTGGTAGTGTTGGTAAATGTTGTAAAGAATTGGGTTGGGATGTTGTTTCAGTTGATATGATACTACCAGCAGATCATCAAGTAGATATAATGGTTTTTGATTATAAACAATATGATAAAGATGAGTTTGATATTATTTGGGGTTCTCCACCTTGTGTTGAGTATTCTTGTATGAATTATTGTCGCCCTGACAAAGTCCCTGATATTGAAGGAGCAAACAAATTAGTTCTTAAAACTCTTGAGATAATTAATTACTTTGATTGTCATTGGTGGTTCATTGAAAATCCACAGACCGGTTTGTTGAAAAATCAATCATTTATGAAGAACTTACCGTTTTACGATGTTGATTATTGTATGTATAATCATTTAATTAGAAAAAGGACACGTATATGGACTAATAAAAAAGATTGGACTAATTTATTGTGTGATAAAAGATGTGGTGTAATTAAAGATGGAAAACATCTTCCATTCTCCAAAATGAATATAAAGGGTGTGAATAGATTACATTTAAGATACAAAATCCCCGAAGATTTAATATATTCATTACTCATGGACTAATTATTCTGGCATGAACTTTACTCGTTAAACCGAATTTTTTTTTCTAATGTTATATTATAAATGACTCAATTTGATATTGATTACAAAAAAGGTAAATCATCAGAAGCTAACTCTCTAAATGACTTATCCAAAATATTCAAAACTAATCTTGTACTTAATGACTATGACTTTGCTCACTTTGACTATTTCTCAAATGATAATATTTGTGTTGAATTAAAAACAAGAGAAAATATAGAATTCAAAAATAATGAATTTTTTTATACAACCAGAAACGGAAAAAAAATGATCCTTGATACTCTCATTTTTGATGCTGTCAAAATGAGATATGCTTATCAGTACAATAAAAAAAATAAAATTAAAAAAGACTTTTTTATAGTATGGAAAACAAAAGATAAATATTTTTACTGGAAGCTCAACTGGGATAAAAAAGATTATTTTGTTAATGATGTAACTGGTGACTTTGGTCATGGTTATAAACAAACAAGAGACGTAATTAATGTATATACTTCTGCTCTCACTGCTGCTCCTTAATATAAATAGCATTTTGTGTCTGAACACTATGACACATCACATCTGCTAATTCTTCTTGCTTCTTTTTCATTTCTCCAAACTCTTCTGATGGTACTATTTTTCTCATCATTTGAGTGCTTATCGACTTATTTAAATAATGCTTTGACCACTTCATTAATAACTGTGATATTGAATTACGACTTAATGCCTTTCCAGTATTAGATGTAAATAATATATCTCCATCTTTCTTCCCCATAATCTTTATAAATGAATTAAGCTTCATTCTTGTCTCCTTATCTAAATCAATCTTCTTACGTCCATATACCTTATTTGTCTTGTAATCATTCAAGACAAGAAACATCTCACCCTTACCACGTACTAAATAATTATTCTTATCATCTTCTTTTAACTTATTATATGATACCTTTGATATTATTGTCATATCTGCCATATCATTACGTATTGGTTTTTTCACCAATAATGAAAATATTGTATAAGCATTCAATAAATCTTTATCATATATCTTTAATGTTGGTTTTGACTTCACTTTACTTGCTCTCAAATCTTTCTCCATCTTCTTCAACATATCAAGTATTACACTTAAACTCACAAAATTATTCTTCTGCTTCTCTGAAATCTTTTTACTCTGATTTTCATCTTTGTACTGCTCATTAAACTTATCTCTCTGTTCTTGATATTCTTTTATTAATTCTGCATCTTCATCAGTAGCTTGAAGATAAATTATTATCGCATTCAAAAAGTTTCGTTTTGTTGTATAATGTTTTGATTCAAGTTTTTCCATTATGTCATCTGGTTTTTGTAAAAATTTAAAATTATCATTTCCAAACATTTTTATCAAACTCTTTAAGTTCGCAAGATACTGATTAATAGTACTATCTTTAACATCGGGTTTTTGTTTTCTAATAAGTTCCTTTAAGTTTTGTTCCATTATTTTATAATAATAGATATTAAAAAATAATCTTAAATAGTTTATAAAAAAAATAGAAATGATAATATTTCTCATTTTGTTTTTCATTTCAAATTGAATTTATTTTTTTTTTCCATTGTCAAATAGAATTTATTTTGAGTTTCTAAAATTGTAATTATTATCATTTACTCTTAAGCATTATATACTTCAAACATTCCGTCTCGGAGACGAGCAACACGTAAATACTCACAGTAAGACCTTAGAAGATTTGGTGTTCTTCCACTTCCAGCCCAAGTTCCAGATAGATGAAGTTCAATGCCACGTTGTCCAACACGACCATTAGTCAATCTTGATCCAAGATAAAAGAAGTGCCCTTCAAGATTTCCTTCTTGCTGACGACCTTCAAAAGTTTCTGTGTCTGTAATCTGTGCTATTGATTGATTAGAATACTCCGAACGAGTCACAAATGGAACACCTTCAGAGTCCGTTATGATACTAAACAGACGAGCAACATTATCAACATCAGAAGTAAATTCAAATCTATCATTGTAACGAACATTGTACTTAACTCCATACTGAACACCAGAAGCATTGACTAATGGAGCCATAGAGTTATACTGACCAAGAATAGTCTCTTCATTGTAAGTTCCAGCAGCAGAAGGAAGAGTAGTAATAATTCGGGGAACCATACGATTTGCCATACCAAGATTTCTAATCACTCCAGAACCAAGTTCAGTGTCAGATGTAGTATGTTCCACAACTCTGTAATCCACGAAAGAGAATGACATATCTCTATTAGCAGCAGCAAATCTTTCCATTTCATCTGTGGCTCCATAGTAAATGTAATCAGCACAGAACTTAAGTTCAGAACGAACAATATTCATTTCTATATCAGCAGTATCAGTAGAAGAAATCTGAGCACGATATTTAGTTGTTGGATGGAATGTAAGTTCAATATTAATCGGTTCATTAATCATATATAATGAAGCTGATGAACCTTCAAGAAAGGGAAAAGATCAGATAAATCAATCATGAATGAAGGACATTCTGCCTTTTTAGCTGTGCTTGTTCCATCCATCTTTGCCCAATCTGGTACTTCAGTTTTACTTGTCGCATCGGGTTCAAGACCAGTATCTAAACCAAGAGCAGAAGCATTAACATTACTTTCCGGATCATATACAAACTTATGATTCAAGAAACGACCAGTCATGTATAATTCACGTTCAAGATTAGTTTCATTATTTATCATTGAAGACTTAACAGCATGAAGACCAGCCCACGAATCAAGTTCATTAATAGTCTTATTACCAATCTTTAATACTGCCTTCTTAATAACTTGAGCAATACCAAGATGGGGAGCAAAATATGCATCTCTATTCGTAGCATTGGGTTCTAAAGACATAAACACCTTTGAGTGTGAATGTAAAAATCCCTTATTCTGTAATGTGAATCGGCAGAAGCCATCCGTAGTTGATGAACCATCAGAGAACACGACGGGTTCAAGCAAGTCTGATTCAACTTGCTGGATGTAATTAACGGGAATCTGTTGTAGTTGGAGAAAGTTCGGTATGGGAGCAGCATCACTCATTTTATTATCATTACATATTTTTATGATAATAATAAAAAAATAAAAAAACTTAACATAGAAAATACTTATTGTAAAACTTGGATTCCATTCGGAGAATATACCAATTGTGCTCTTGCTTTAATGAAAATATAAACTCCAATGGGATTGTCTCTGTTTAATTCACTTTCAATACTGACACCAAACTGCTCTTGTGAGAAATCTTCACCAGCACCACCAATACCATACTTAACTCCAAGACCAGTAAGAGCACCACCTTCAGCAATATTAGAGTATGAAGTAGCATCAGTAGCCGTCGCAAGATTATATTCACGATTAGCATTCACAGGAGAAATAGCATATCTATTAGCACTCATCTCGGGTACAATTGCTTCCATGAACGTCTTAACAATCTCAGGGTCAGGTAAAGTAACATTAGAATCTTGAACGACATTATTAGTGTAATCAAAATCAGCAGGGAACTTAGATCCACCCTTTAAGAACTGAATTCTCTTGAAGAAAGCAAGATCAGTATCAGATGCATCTTTTCCAGATGGATATGTAGTTGCTTGACCATCAGCAGTAAGAGTATTAATATTTCTTACTGGCATGAAAGTCATAAAAGCACTAACCACATTTCTAAGAGCAAGATTGTATTGAAGCTGAGCATTAGTAGAGTTAATTGAAGTGTAGAGAGAAGTAATAGTATTAAAATCATATACTCCTTGTGATTCATCACCAGTTAAAGCACCTTCCGGAATGTCACTAATTTCACAACATAACTTCATATCACTTAATTCATAGTGAGCATCACCAAGTCCAGTAGAATTTCCATCAGTAGCATAGAACACATTAGAATCGGGTTGAAGTTGGAACTCAATCGTAAGACCACCAAAAGCATCAGGACGAAGATTAACCATATTACCAGACATCATAAAGCCACTTGGAATATGAAACGAAAAATCATTAGTCTGAACAACATCCGTAGTTGGAGACTCAACAACACTCTTTCTAAACTGCTCGGCATTTGGCATCATAAGACAAGTCTGTCCAAGATGTCCCATCTGGTCTTGAAGAGATGATGTAAGTCCAAGGTAAGTGTTTAGATATTTTGAATAATGACGAATATTCTCACATATCATCTTAGATCTTGCTGCCCTTATTGT